TCAAATGCTGGCGATTATAAAAACGTTTCACCTTCTAATTTTACGGGGAGCGTTGGTGGAGCATCACCCTATACTTTTCATATCGATACTCTTGCTAGAGCTAAAAGTGCTTTGGCCCGAGCTCACTTTGCGACACATCCTGAGGGTATTCAGCGTGCTGTATATACTTGTTATCCGCAATTAGATCCAACAAAAAACAAAAAATAAGTCCTTGTTTAAGGAGAATGGAATGCCTGTTACAGGAATAAAGAAACAAAAAGTAAAAAAGATATGAACGAAAAGCCAGTAGTAAAAAAGAAAGTACAAAGAAAAAGAAGAAGGCGAACGGTTAAGAAAATCGTTCTTGTTAATGAAAGCTCTGTTGTTATCCCTATCGTTAATCAAGGATTTAACGAAAAGGCGCTTATGCTTCTAACAAAAATTTTTAAATCTATTCTTAACTTTCTTGAACGAAGAATAAAAAGAATTAGGGCTGCTAAATTAGCAGATAAGATGAAGAAAAAGTAGGATCAGAAGGGGATATTCATGTCAATAGTGGAAACACGTGGTAGAAAACCATTTACCGTTGGTGAAGCTTCTGTGCGGTTGTCTAGAAAATCAAATAGTAAGCACAGTGCAGTTGATCAGATGCGTGAACAATTAACAGACTATGATAAGAATGTGCATCAATGTATAAAAGAAAACCGTAACTTTCTTGATGATGTATTTTATGTTGTTGCTCTTACAAAAAAAGAGCGGCTTATGCCAAACGTTATCAGAGGTTATTTTTTTGCACGCATGTCATGTCCAACGCCTGATTATGATCAAGTAGTGTATAGATATACAAAATCAGGCGACCATCTTGAATTTTTATGGGTTGTTCCGTCTATAGAAATTGTTAATTATATGAAAAGTCATAGATCGAAGATTCCAGCAAGTCAGTACTCCCTTTTAGAAAATGTATTAAAATTCACTGATGGAACTCTGTTACGTCTTGCAAAGCAAGAAAACAACGAAAAAAGAGATTCAAATATTTTAGAAGATTGATAGAAAGGTGATATATGGAAGAAAATAATGTGCAGCAAGAAGAAGTTGTTGCGCAAGACCAAGTTGTTGAACAGGATCAAAACGATCTTGTTCTAGAAGAAGTTAGTTCTATAGAACCAGCTCAAGCAGCTCAAGCAGCTCCTCAAGATGATGTTCAAAAGAACATGCGGCAACTAAGAGAGGCAAAAGAACGAGCTGAACGTGAACGATCGATGCTTGAAGAAAGGTTGCAGCAATACGAATCTTCTAACTCAAATAACAAGCAAGAAGAACAAGAGTATAGCTATGGCGACGAGGAGCTTATTGAGGGCAAGCATCTTAAAAAAGAGATGGATTCTATCAAGAAGCAGCTTCAAGCGTATAAACAGCAACAGGTTGCTCAAACTGATGAATCTCGTTTAAAGAATGTTTATTCTGATTTTGATAAAGTTGTTAATCCAGAGACAATAAAAAAGCTTAAAGAGTTAGATCCAGAAACAGCAGAAACAATAGCAACCTCTAACGCCTCACTTTATGCCAGAGGAGCTGCTGCATACAAAAGAATAAAAGAATTAGGTGCATACGTTGAAGATAAGCATCAGGAAAATAGAGATAGGGCCCATGCAAACGTAACAAAGCCAAGGCCACTTAATAGCGTTTCTCCACAACAGGGTGATAGTCCGTTATCGATGGCTAACGCCTTTGCAAACGGACTCACCCCAGAGTTAAAAAAACAACTTTGGAAAGAAGTTCAAGAAGCGTCTAAAAAGCATTAAGCTCTTGTAACGAGCTGTTTTGGGTAGAGATGATTACATCGTATAGGTCTCCTACGCCTTCCTGTGTTAGCTACTATCTCTGCCCAAAATATTGCATTAATTCCATTCATGTCGTTATACTAAATTAGCGTATCGAGAGTCGCGACCTCAAAATCGACGTACGGGATTCGTCAACCCATGACGTAAGAGACTCGTCAACTCACCGAGTTGTTTTTGTATCAAAGTGATACAAATATGTTTGTTCTAATAACTAGGAAAATCCTATGGCTATTACAACAACGAGTGTTTTGCCTGCTCCAGTTCAGCTTTCATTTTCTATGAAATTGTTGAGCGTGCCAGTTCCTAATATGATCCACAAAATTCCTGCAGTATTGAAGACAATGCCTGCAAAAGGTGGAAAAACTCTTAGGATGCGTAGGTACAACCCGTTAAATACAGCAATGGTTCCCTTGGGTAATACAGGTGTAACACCTCCAGCCCAAGTTCTTACTGCTGTTGATATTGATGCAGAAATGAGCTTTTATGGAAGCTATATTCAATTAAACGAACAGTGCACCTTACAAAGCCAAGACCCTAGAGTGAATGGGGTCTCTAAATCTTTCCTGATTGACTTGGAAGCCTACGGCGAATGCTATGGCGACAGGGCGGAAGGATCTTTTTTTAACGAAGGCTTAAAAGAAGTCCACCGTGAACGACTAAGTGGAAAGACCCGCAAGGGATGCGATAGTCTGAACTCCAGAGGAAACCTGGAGAGGGAGAGCCGAAGAGCTTTCCCCGCCTAGAAATAGGTCATAAAAGTAACAGAAATGGTTCTTAATGAAGCAGCAAAGAGGCTTGGTGTATCATTGCGTCAAACTGAAGATCAGTTGACTCGAGATATGCTTGCAGCTACAGCTTCATTTATTAACTGTACTGGTGGTGTAAATGGTGACAATCCGACTGAAATAACACGATCAGATGTTGATACTGTTGTTCGAACCCTTTTGAGTGCAGATGCTTACACCATCATGGACAATATAGAAGGTGACGACAAGTTTGGTACAGCTCCGGTTCGTGATGCCTATTTTGGGCTTTGCAGTACGGATCTTACAGGTGAATTGGACGCGGTAGCTGGTTTTATTCAAAAGAATCAGTATCCGTCACCAATGAACGCTCTTCGCTCTGAGTGGGGTGCAATTGGCAACCTTCGATTCTTGGTATCTTCCGTAGGATCAAAGAGTGCTAATGCGTCTAACTTGGGTGTAGACGTTTATAACGTCTTTTGTGTTGGTATGGAAGCTTATGCGTGTATTGAACAGGATCAATATTCTGCTAAATTTATCTATCGTCCACCTATTTATGATGGACCGCTCGCACTTAATGCTTCTGTAGGGTACAAGTTTGCTGAGGTTCCACGTATCTTAAATGATGAGTGGATCATCAACCTACGCACAACACTATCATAAGGAGCAATCATGGCTTATAACACAATAATTCAACAAGGTGATTTTGTATCAACAGGCGTGGATAAAATAATTGCTCTTCGATCAGATGTTGATTGGGTCAAAGTTTATAACCTTACTAACATTGCTGCTTCAGACCAATGGGATGGAGTAACATGGTGGTGGCAACGTGAGATGGCTCAAGATGACGCTGTTGTTGAGTTTCACGCGGCAGCTTCTCAAGTAACATCAATGTCAACATGTGCTGTTGGTTTCAATGGACTAGTGCTTAGAGGTATTTCGCTTATAGATTCTTCTGACAAAACACCTGGAGCAGCAGTAGCTGTAACGGCTGGTACAAACGCTGTGATGCCTATTTACAGTACAGCTAATACAGGAAGAATGATTGCTGGAAGTATTGTAAGAATACAAAATACCGCTCATGACAACATTGATGGCTTAGACTTCTCGGTAGACACAGTTACAGTAAACACTAGTTTCAGGTTAGCTAATGCATTAGCAACAGCTCCTGGTGTTGTTGCTGGTGCGGCTGGAACATATAGACTTATTGCTCCAAACGTAACAGTTTACAACATGATGCACCCTAAGAAGCGTGTCATTTCTAATATAACTGCAGCAGCTGCTGGTGTTGTTACAACATTGGTAGATCATGCATATGTAACAGGACAAAAGGTAAGAATGCACGTTCCTGCCGGATGTGGTATGACTGAGCTTGATGGTCAGTTGGTAACAGTAACAAGGTTAACGGCATCAACATTTTCTATTAATGTTGATACAACAGGATATACAGCATTTGCATTTCCGCTTCCTGCTGCTGTTCCATTTACACCAGCTCAAGTTGTCCCTGTTGGTGAAGACCCATCTTATGGTCTGCTTGATGACGCACAGAAGAATACAGCATTTATTGGCATAATTCTTGGTACAAGTGGTACAGCTGGTATTGCCGCTGGAAGTCCTGGCGGAACAACATCTGACGTAATTAAGTGGGTTGCAGGTAAATCATTTGCAACTGATATAGCATAGAAGAAGACTACATACAGAGGGGAGGGGACAATCCCCCCCCTCCTATTGAAAGGGATAAATATGGAAGAAACTAAAAAGACTAGTGAAATAGCAGGAAGAGTTCCAAAGAAAAATCTTAAATTCATGAGAGATAAGGACAAAGAAACTGTAACAGGTGTCTTTAATTTTTATGAAGTTCCTGGTGGAACAATGAGTTTTTTCTTTAAGCAGTACAAAGGTGATCAACCTGAGCGATATACATTAAAACATGGTGAGATTTGTACGATTCCATTGGGTGTTGCAAAGCATCTTAATAAGAACGGTTGGTATCCAATTCATTCTCATGCCGTTGATGCTGATGGAAAAAATATGTACAAAATTGGAGAAAAGAAAAGAAGATTTGGTTTTCACAGCCTTGAGTTCATTGATCCAGATGATTTTTCTACTGTTGACTCGTCTATTATAACTGTAGAAACAGTATAATTTTTGTTAGCCTGCGTATAGTTAGAATTGAAATATGGAGTATGGCTCCATAAACTTGTTAAAAAATTAGGAGTCGCAAATGGCAACCCCAGATTCAACGCTTTCTGCTTTATCATCGATTCGAACAAAAATACGCAGGCTGACTAGAAGTCCATCATCATCGCAGCTCACTAATGATCAGATAGATGACTACGTCAATACGTTTGTTCTCTATGATTTTCCAGAATTTACCGTTGATAAGCAGCTTGTTTTTTTCACAATGCCAAATATTGATACGTATGCAACCAATACTGTTAATGAAGATGATCCACTTTATAACTTTAAGAATAAGTATTTAAGTGTTCAGAATCCAATTTATGTCGGTGGACAGCAAATAATTTTTTCTCAATCAAGAGCACAGTTTTTCCAACAATATCCAAAATATACCTATGAATCTAGTATCGGAACGGGTGATGATGTCACCGTTGCTTTTGCTGGTACTCTTTCTTCAATTCCTGTGTTAGCGAACAGTGTTTCATTTAGTTCTGCAGATACTGATGGGAATGGGATAGTTATTAAAGATGTTGCTAGAACGGATCCTATAACAGGTCTTGTTACCTCAGTTGGCGATCTTGTTGATGCAATAACTGGAAGTGTTGGAACTATTAATTACATAAGTGGTGTTTATACATTTACTTTTCCGGTTGCACCTGGAGCAGATGAAGACATTATTGCACAAACGTATAGCTATATTGCTTCAAAGCCTCGAGCAGTTTTATTTGAAGATAATACCTTCATTTTTAGGCCTGTTCCGGACAAATCATATCGTGTAGAGGTAGATGTCTATCAAAGGCCAACTGAACTGCTTAGTGGAACGGATGTTCCGGAGATCGCACAATGGTGGCAATACATAGCATATGGTGCAGCAAAGAAAGTATTTGAAGATAGAATGGATGTAGAAAGTGTTAATGCAATAATGCCTGAATTTATGAAACAACGTTCGCTTGTGTTGCAGCGACTTGTTGTTCAACAATCAACTGAAAGAACTGCAACAATTTATACCGAAAAGGGAGCCGGTGTTACTGTTAACCAAGACTTCTCTTAATATTCCTGTGGCAATTTCGATAGTTACTTTAAGTGCTTTTGTTATTTCGGCAGTAGTATGGATGCTTCGGGAAAAATAAACTAGGAAGTAAAAAATGAGTTACAATAATTCGATACCGCAATCAACTGATCTGCTTTCTCAGTCTCAGGATGATATTTTAAACAATTTTGCGGCAATCAAGACACTTGTTGATATAAATCATGTGACATTTGATGCGGTTGGGCAAGGTAAGCATAATTTCATTGAGTTTCCTGTACAACTCCCCGTTCCAACTACTGCAGCTGGAGAGGTAGGTCTTTATGCACAAACCTCTGCGCTTACAGGCAACCCTGAACTTGTCTTTTCACACGAGAGCGCGGGTTCTACTTATGAATTCACAGCTGCAGTAAAAGCGTCAACTGGCTATGCGATTTTACCTTCAGGAATAATTTTTAAATGGGGATCGGGAACAGTTAATGCTAATACAACAGCAGTTGCAACGTTTGCTATCGGTGCAGGAATTCCTGTATTTACAACAGTCTATAACGTACAAGTAACAAGGCAGGGAACTACCGGTGAAACCGGCGTGCTTTATTATGAATCATATACAACTGCTAACGTTACGGTGTTTAATACTGCTGATGCAACCAAAACATTCTTCTATACAGCAATAGGAGTTTAAAATGGCATACGATCGCTTTCTAATAGCACCAATGAAGAGCGGTTTGATAACAGACGTCAAAGCGTGGCAGATTCCTGAAGATGCATTTGAACGTTTAAACAATGCATACATACACAAAGGAATTGTAAGAAAGCGATTTGGTTCAACATTACTTGGTCCAACAAGTGCAGACTCGTTGTCAGATCAGCTTCTTTCAAGACTTAGAATTAAACTGGTAACAACAGATATAAATGGCGATCTTACTGGCACTGTTCCAGGCGCTGTTTTTGAAGTTGGTCAAATGTTTTCTATTGATACGGCAATCTATACCGTTGCTGTAGTAGGAACACCTGCCACACTCTTAGAGACATATGCAACTACTACGGCAACATTTAATACGACAACAGGTGTTTATACCTTTGTTGGATCTATTCCATCAAAAGACGTGTATTTCTATCCGGCTCAGCCTGTGATGGGTATTACTAACTATGAACAAAACAATCATATTACTCCAAGCAATGTAGCGTTTGCGTTTGATACTCAATTTATTTATAAATATTCTGGTGGCGCTTGGGATAGGAGCGGTACCGTTGTTCTACAAGGGGATAATAAAGATTTTGTTTGGGCTGCTAATTGGACAGGGAGAACCCTTGATGAAGTTGCTATGTTTATAAGCAACTTCAATACAACTATCGGAACTCCTGATGCATCAGATGATCCAATGTATGTTTATAGGAATAGTACATGGGCAGAGTTCAGACCTGTTTTTAGGGTTCTTGCAAATGTTGCAGATGGTTTTGTTACTACTGCAAGAATAATAATACCGTTTAAGAATAGGCTCCTGTTGCTTGGAACTGTTGAAAGAAATGTTACGACAAGCAAAAACGAAGATTTTCCAAACAGGTGTAGATTCTCACACAACGGCGTTCCTTTTCCAGCAGATGTTCCAAATAACGTTGCTTCTGCGGTTTCTGCTGCATGGCTTGAAGGAAGTCAGACATGGACAATAGGTGCAACTACTAAGAAGTCTGATGGAGCTGGATTTTTAGATGCTCCAACGTCAGAAGAGATAATTGCTGCAGAATTCATTAAGGATAGATTGATAGTCTACTTTGAAAGAAGCACATGGGAGCTTGCTTATACTGGCAACCAGGTTCTTCCATTTACGTGGCAGAAGATAAATACTGAGCTTGGAAGTAGATCTCAATATTCGCCTGTTCCATTTGATAAGGCCATTTTTGCGGTTGGAAAAAATGCTATACATGGTTGTTCTGGTGCTAACGTTTCAGCGATAAGCGATAAGATAGGAGACCAAGTTTTTGAGATAAGAAATAGCAATAGTGGTCATCATCGGGTTCACGGTATCAGGGATTACTTTACTGAAGTTGTGTATTGGTCGTTTCCATCGATTAATGCGCACATAAGTTCACAGGTATTTCCTGATAAGATACTTATATACAATTACATGAATGATTCATGGGCAACGGCAGACGATACGATTACCGCTTTTGGGTATCTTGAAGGTCAGAATGGCATAACCTGGGAATCAAATGAATATAATTGGTTATCGGCTAACTTTAACTGGGATAGTGGTTCAACGCAGTCATCATTTAGGCAGATAGTTGCTGGAAACCAGCAGGGATTTACTTTTATATGTGCTTCTGGGATTTCTATTAATGAGCCGGTTATGCAGGTTACTGATATAAGTTACAGTGGTGATGCCCTACAAGCTTTAATTATAAATCACACGCTTAATGATGGTGATTATTTACGCTTTATTGATCTTGAAGGAGTTAGTCTTACTGGTGATGGTATATACATCGTAAGTGTCGTAGATCCAAACACGGTTGTCTTACACGACACGGTAATGACTGGAACATATGAAGGTGGCGGAAGGGCTGCTCGTGTCTCACAGATAGATATAACATCAAAGCAATGGAACTTTTATATTGATAAGGGAAAGAGTTTTTTCCTGGCAAAGATAGACTTTGCAGTTCAAAAGACATCTAATGGGGAGATAACGGTTGATTATTATCCATCATCTACCAAGCTTTCCATGATTGAAAGTGCTCAGGCAACAGGCAGTCTTCTTGGAGACAATAATCTTCAGACACATCCATTTGATTTATACCCTTTAGAGCAAGAGCAAAATAGATTATGGCATCCAGTATACTTTCAAACTGAAGGAGAATGTGTGCAGATAAGGATCTATCTTGATCATGAACAAATGATAGACCCAGCTATTTCAGCTTCTGACTTTCAGCTTGAAGGATTAGTAGTTTTCGGAATGCAAACATCTGAAAGGCTGCAATAATGGCAACTGGAGGAGATTCTGGTTCATTTATACCAACGACATTTATATGGGATGAAACGGAATTATATAATATTGATGTTAATAGTGAGAGATTTACGGAGCTTCTTGTTCGGTTGTATCAGAATATAAATCTTATGCAGAATACTATGAACATAAAAGATTCTGCTATTTATGACACGCAAGAATTCGTTAATGGTCAGACGTTTTTTCCGGGTGAAGATTCTGGTTCAGATGGAACTGGTGCAGTTAACAGGAGGCAGGTTTTTAGGAAAGTTATTGATTTTGGTGCGTTACCTAATTCTGCTACTAAAAGTGTTGCGCATGAAATAGATATTACATCTGGTTTTACATTTACTAGACTATATGGAGCCGCCTCGGATCAAGCTGGGCTAAATTTTCTGGCTATACCAAATTCTTCAATAACATTGGCGGTAGACGCAACAAATGTAAAAATAACAACAACAGCAGCGTTGGCTGCGTATGCTATAACATATGTGACACTTGAATATCTTAAGCAATAAGAGGGAGACGCGATGGGATTTTTCAGTTTTCTTTTCGGAAAAAAGCGTAAACAAAAACAAATTCCTAGATATACACCAGCGCAAGAAGCCGCTTTAAATCAACTACTAAGTCGAGGGCTTGCAAACACTGATACTACAGCACTTGAAGCACAGTATAGAAAATCATTTGAACAAGACACTGTTCCACAGCTTGCGGAAAGATTTACTGCAATGGGTGGACAATCTGGGAGTGGGTTTGAGGATGCGCTACGAAGAGGTGCGCTAGACCTAGAAGGACAAATGGCTGGACTTAAGTTTCAGGGTGGTCAACAGGCTCTAGGACAGGGTTTAATGCAAAGGCATGATACGGTTATGCAACCGGGATCACCTGGTTTTTTACAACAGGCTATTGCACCTGCTTTAGGAAATCTTTTAACTGGTGGATTAAGTAGTCTTTTTGGTCTTGGTGGATCTGGTGCAGCTGGTGGGCTTGGAAGTTTACTTGGTGGTGCGGCAGCTCAGCAGCAAAAAACATCTCCAATTGGTGGAGCTGGAAATATACAGTATTTTCCAGGACAACCACAGGGATATAGATCCGGAGGTGGAAGAACGCCTTCGTATTGGGACACAATGTTTGGCAGTGGATTCTAAAAGGAGAAAGCAATGGCAATTTATTTTCAACCCCATGATCCATACTCATCTAGATCGGCATCACTGGGTTCATCAATAGGAAAGAGTCTTGCTGATACTCTTAATATGCTTGCACAAAAAAAACAGCAACAGATACAGACTCAAAAACAGGCTATTGGAATAGCAACTGGTCTGAATGCAATGGGAGTTCCGCCGCAAGTTGCTGAAAAAATAGCAGTAATGCCGCCTCAGCATCAAGAGATGTTTATGAAGCAGTTTTTTGGTTCTCAGGCATTTATGCCACAACAGCAAGAATCACCACTTTCAGAAATGCTGAATCAACAAACACCGTATGCTCAAGTACAAGCACCGTCGCAACAAGAACCCTTATCGGGTCTTCAAACTCCTATTGAACAACAATCACAACAAGCTGAAACAGGGAGTCTTCTTTCTCAGCTATCTCCCAATACGCAGCAAGAGCTTCAAGCATCATCACTTTCAGGAAATTTACAAAATCAGCCTTCTGAGATACAGCAACCTACAGGTGGATTAAATTCACTCAAGAAATCAGATAGATCTTATT